TATATTTGCTTATCAAATCATACAAAAGATATGCTAGATATTGATTTTCATGGGAGGATGATTTTATAAGCAAATATATCAGGGTATTGCGCTTTGAAAATAAATCATCTACTATAAAATCCTTTACTACAGTTGAAATTTGTTTTTGGTGAATCGCCCTGTTTTGACTCAAATAACCAATAAATTTGTTATATACATCACTACAAACTGAATTTATCATATAATCTTTCAAGCTCAGCGATTTTAAAAAGTTTTCAAAAATATCATCTTGAAAATCTGGTTCGGTTGGTAAATTGTCTTTGATGTCCTTTTTATGTCTTGTCATGTATGGACTATTCAATAAATCCACAATTACATCATCAAGAATACCATATACTATGAGGCCCTTCTTCAATGTGCTATTGTATATATACACTTTCAAACCATATACGCGCATATGAAACTGCTTGTAACTGGATAATACATCAAAACACTCGAGATTCTTCGTATGTTCGTCAATTGTTTCGTCGCTACCGATACCCTTTTTTGATTTGCCATCTTCCTTTTTACTTACGATTTTATAACCTGTTGGGTGAAAATATTTTTTTAGTAGTTCAAATTTATGTAGCTCATCATCTGTCTCGGTAAACTTGTTATTATTGCCAAAACAAATTAATAATAAATCTTCGAGACTTTCGGTTCCATATATTTTTAAAAGGCTAGATAGTTCATTATTTATATTCTGTAAATAATTTATCAACTCATCTGGAGCCACTTTTGATAAATCCACTTTTGAAAAAAGTGGAGCAAAAAGGGGGTTTAAGGGGGCTTTGCCCTCGTGTGGAGCAAAATGGGGGTTTACGGGGGCTTTGCCCCCGTGTGGCGCAAAGGTTTTATTCTCATTTGGAGCAAATGTTTTATTCTCTTTTTCTAAAAGAGATATCTGTTTATTAATAGCCATCATTCGTTCAACGCAGGTATTTACTTCAACAATTCCTAAAAGATCGAGCACCTTATTTTTTTGGACATTAACAATCGTTTTTTGAATTACATCACTGAAAAATCGTATTTTTTTATATACAAGTATCATAACGTCTTGATTATCCTTCACACCAATTTCTTTTTTAATCTTTACGTTATGTTTGTTTTCCGTCATTCTATTCGTATAGATAATATTTTTATTATTTTACTTCAGTAAATATATTATATACTAACGACATAAATGATTAACAATATAATATACAATGGGCATACCTAGCTACTTTTCATACATTGTCAAAAATCATGCGACGGTCATTCGAAAATTGGATTCCTCAAAATTCAAGACAAATAATTTATATTTGGACGCAAATTCCATCATATATGATTGTGTTCACAAAATTGATTTTACGAAACTAGCGCCTGGAAACTTTGAAATAATTTATCAAGCTGTGTTTGATAAGATTGATGAATATATTACACTTATTTCACCTGACAGCAATATATTCATCGCGTTTGATGGCACAGCGCCGGTTGCGAAGCTAGAGCAACAAAGACAAAGACGTCATAAATCTCTCTACCAAAATAAGATTGCAAAGACAATTTTGAAGCGGGTCGAGGATCCATGGAATACAACCGCTATCACACCTGGGACGAAATTTATGATTGGTTTGAATGAAACTCTTCGCAAGAAATATACCAATCCTTCAAAATACAACGTAAAAAATATAATATTGTCGCCAAGCGATAAGTATGGCGAGGGTGAGCATAAACTCTTTGATTACATTCGCACATTCCCTGACCAACACCTGAATAAAAATACGGTTATTTATGGTCTTGACGCTGACCTGATTATGCTTTCTATCAATCATCTACCAGTGAATCCCAATATATACTTGTTTCGTGAGACGCCAGAATTTATTAAATCCATCAATAGCGAACTAGACCCCAACGAGTCATATATGATTGATATTCCTGAGCTGGCTAAAATTATTACGTTGAATATGAATAATGGTGAGCCGTTGACTACGGAACAACAAGCGAACCGCATTTATGATTACATCTTCATGTGTTTCTTCTTGGGGAATGATTTTATGCCACATTTTCCATCAGTCAATATCCGGACAGGTGGTGTTGACAAGATGATCAACGCATACAAGGCCACTATTGGGAATACCGCAGAGAACTTGACCAATGGGAAGACAATTTATTGGAAAAATGTTCGAAAGTTGGTCCAGTTCCTTGCTGATGCGGAAGAGGTAAATTTCAAGAAGGAGACCGCGTTGCGTGATCGACGCGAAAATCAACCCCCCATCGGGTTGGGAGGCTTACGGGGTAGCCCCGTGAAAAGTGGAGAAGATGAGCTGAAAAAGTTTGAAGCTATTCCAACATATGAACGTAAAATGGAGAAGTTTATCAATCCATTTAATAATAATTGGCAGCGAAGATATTACAAGACGTTATTCAATGTAGATATTGACGATGTGCGAAGAAAACAAATATGTGTGAATTATCTAGAGGGGCTTGAGTGGACTATGAAGTATTATACCACTGGATGCGCAGATTGGCGGTGGTGCTACAATTACGATTACCCGCCACTGTTGTGTGACCTGATTCATTATATTCCATATTTTGAGACAGAGTTTATTGTGAAGAAAAAGCCGGCACCTGTGAATGAACTTGTTCAACTGTGTTACGTTTTGCCTAAGGAGTACTTACAGTTGTTGCCGACTAAAATTTGTGATCGTGTGTTGAGTGAATATAGCCATTGGTATACAAGCGAACAAGAATGTGAATATGTGTGGGCATATTGTCGATATTTTTGGGAGGCTCACGCTCAACTACCCGAGATTGATATTGATGAATTGGAAAGGTTTATCCTTCCACTTTTGGAAAAAGTGGAGCAAAAATACTTACCCTCGTGAAAAGTAGATGAGTTAAAACAATGGAAAATAAATGTAATCTACAATAAATGAGCAGATTTTCAATGTCATTTGTTAGTACACCTCCAAGAATTAATTCAAATACGCGCAGTTATTTCAACAAAGATATGAATTATTATATCTGTAGCTACGGCGGCTCTGGATCAACTGTTTTGTTTAATTATTTATCACATTTTGGGAATGTTTATCATATTCACGACAGATATCCTCCAAACAAATTACAATATATAGGAGGAGAGAAGACTGATGAGGATGTTTACCGTGAATGGTTTAATGGTGTAGAAATACCAGAAGATAAAGTAAAGAACTATAAGGTGATTTTTATCTACAGGAATCCGGTTCAGGTTATATTTTCTAGGTTCGCACAAGTACAGGGCCCGAATATACCTCATTTACAGCATATCAAATGTGGCAATAACGGGAATATCAATATATTTGATGTAGTTCGTAGTGGAAGGGATTTGTATGGGGTAGAAGAATTTTATGATAATTATATGGTCCCGACAAATAGAAACTATGATATTTATGGTGTAAAATACGAATATTTTTGGGATAATATTGGGTTTTTCAATTATATGCTTGGTATTCCTGATGTTAAAGAGTTGTATCCCATCAAACAAGAACGCGCAAAAAAATTCAGCTTTGTAAAGGAGCTAAGTTTTATTTATAGAAATTTGATAACTAAAATGTACAAGACGAAATTTATTGAGGTTATCAAACCAATTCCACTTTTCACGGAGGTTCCTTTCGGGACCCCGTAAGCCCCCTCCTATTACTTCGTGCTGCTGCGCGATGAGGGAGGTTTGGGTGGAGCAAAATGGTAGTCCTTGAGAGGGAGCAAAATTTTATTCTCTTTTTTTACAGCGGACCGCATTTTGAATACCGAGTCAAGAGATATAAAGAAATAAACATATTATAATTATATGCTTACAACAACTAAAGAATGGTTGATGAGTTTATTAATTATGAATAGTGATAATAATTGTATAACACGAAATGGTATATTATGGAAATCGGTAGCAGGATTTTCACAATGTGGGTGTGTTTTTGCTATTTATCAAAATGATTATAATTATTGTGTTCATTCAGCAGATGAATGGAAAGAAAATGAAGAACCTAATATGGGGTATTATGATAAATCATTAACATATGATGATTTAATCAGTAAAATCGCAGATACTTATGATAACATACGCGAAAAAGTCGCCATTTGAAACGAATATCAACATTCCCATCTTTTTTATATCTTTCAACCCATCGCATTAAACTTCTTGGATTACAATTGAAAATTTTACAAACTTCTTCCTGTGTTTTATCTTCAACTAAATAATAATTTACAGCAGTAATTTTATAATCATTACTTTTACGAGTAGTCATTATAAATAATGGTTTATTATTTATAAAAAAATTGATTTGAAAAACTAATTATAATAAGTATTATATTATTACAAGATGACAGAACAAAAAGTTAAACTCGTTATTGAAGATGAATTATCTATGGAAGACATTAACGCAAGAATAAAACAAGAAATTTGTTATGAAACTTTGGAAGAATTAAGTGACGCAAAATTAATCTGTGAATATAAAGATTGTAATTCTGTTAAAAATGAAATAACAAAATTGAGCGATGTATTGGGAAAATATATTGACGAAGAAACAAAACAAAAAATAATACAAGAATATTTATTACAACTAATACCAGCAGGAACAAAAGGAGTTATAAGAGGCAATAAGTTTAATAAAATAGTAAAGCAATTTATCACAAAATTAGAATTTGACACAACACGATTTGAAATTTGTTTTGAAAAAAAATGTGAAGGTCATTTTACGACTGAAATACCAGATTGGTATATTCTGGAAAAATCAATTAATAAAATTATTATTGGTATGAACCAATTAGATTTATGGGGTGGAGGACAGCAACTTAACAGAGGTTCAAAATATATAGAGAATAATAAACATAATAACGAAAACAGTAAGTTATTATGTGTTGTTTGTAATGAAATACAATTTAAAAGTAAAAAAAATAAAGCATACAAATTATTTGAAAATGGTTTTGAAAATAATACATTGTGTTATTTGAATAATTTACAAAATATTATTACTTCATACTTTAATTAACATTCTAATAACGGGTTGAATTTAAATATTAATTCTTGTTTTGAGATGGATTTAGGACCAACCGTATTGTTAAAATCATAAATGATTGTAGATAATTTCTTTATATTTTCGTGTGTGGATTTTTCATTTGTAAATTTTATAAAATAGTGCGATTGAATACTTTTTTCATCAATTTTTTTATCAATTATACCAGCATTAACACCAACACGGCGAAATGAAATATCTGGATTTTCTGTTTTTTCAACAAATATAAAATTATTTGGTTCTAATTTTTCATTAACAATTCTATTTACATTTTTTTTTTCCCATATTTGAAATATACATGGAACATTATGTTCTACACCATCTACTAAAAATGATTTGTCAGGTAAATCTATTTCAAATATAAG